GTAGGGTATTATATAGGAAAAATGCGAGTTCTGTAACCTTAGAAAAGTTACGGAGTGGCTAGAGCCTTACGGGGGTTGACGGTTACACTCTTTTGACACCGTTTTTAGAAAAGTTACAGAAGTGCTTTTTTGGTTACACTCTTTTTATTAACTTCGTAACCAAAAACTTTAAAAAATGCAGCAAAAAAACAAATTAATTGAGAAACTACTCACAAAGCACGAGATTACGACCTCCGACTTATTAATCTATTTACTCCAAAAAGATAATAAAACACTAACAGAGGCAAAAAGAAAGCTAAAAACGGAAAGCCACGAAAGGGAGGAGCAAAAAAAGGAGGCCCTTAAAATATTAAAAGACGTCGAGAAAGTTTTTAATAATGGGATTGGAGTAACAAACGCCCAAGTTTTAAAAGCCTTAAAAAATAAATACCCAAGACTTACGAGCCATAAATTGGGGACCATATTATTAACAAAATACGAGCAAAGCCTTTGCAAAGTGAACGGGAAAACCTCCCGCGTTTATTTTATATCTTAATTTTTTTTATATTTAAGACTATGGCAAAAAAGAGCGAGGCAAAAATCCAAAGCGAGGTTATAAAATGGTTTTGGAATGAGTTTAAAGAGTTTAGGGGGCTACTATATCACAACTTTAGCAACCCAAGAAACGAAATAAACGGCGCCCAACTTTTAGCCCTTGGATTAATTAAAGGAAACCCGGACCTTACGCTAGCAATACCTCGGGGCGGTTATGGGGCTTTATATTTAGAGCTTAAAATTCCGGGGCAAAAACCAAGAGAGGACCAAGTTAAACAGATCAACCGATTAAAAGCCGCGGGTAATTTGGTCGAGTGGGCGGATAGCTCGGAGGAGGCTAAGGAAATTATTTTAAATTATATAAAATTATGAGCAACAAATTAACAGATAAACAAAAATTTTTTTGTAAGGAGTATATAAAAGACTTTAACGCAACAAGAGCGGCCAAGGCTTCCGGGTACTCAGAAAAAACGGCCGGGCGTATAGGTGGCGAGAACCTACAAAAACTTGAAATTCAAAAAGAAATCGAAAAATTAATGAGTAAAAGGATAGAAAGGACCGAAATAAGCGCCGACCGAGTAGTTAAGGAGCTCGCAAAAATAGGATTTTCGGACGAGTTTAATATTGAGGGCTTCGAGCGTTTAGATATGAAAGACAAAATAAAAGCGATTGAGTTATTAGGGCGCCACGTTGGAGCTTTTAACAATGACGAGAGCGGAAAATCTACAATTAAGGTAACAATCGGAAAGCCTAAAAAATGAGTATAAACTTAGAGCTCCCGTATTTCGAGGAGACAGTTAACGAGCCTTTTAGTGGCCTTTACGAGAACGACGCGAGGCTTATCTTACTTTGGGGGGGCCGAGGCTCCGGCAAGACTCACGCGGCCGTTATGTTGATTGTTTACAGAATGTTAACGGCTGACTATTTTAAAGGTATTTTAGTCCGGAAAGTTTACGACACTATTAAGGAGAGCCAATACGATAGTATTAAACAAACTATCGACGACCTCGGGCTTTCCTCTTTGTTTTCTTTTAAGGTTTCGCCCCTTTCAATAACTTGTTTGAATGGTAATAGATTAATCGCCCGGGGATTGGATAAGGCCGAGAAAATTAAGTCAATAAAAGACCCCTCGTTTATATGGTATGAGGAGGGCAACGAGATCACGGAGGACGATTTTAACACGGTTTCGACTACCGTAAGGGCCAACAAAGCGGATTATTTACAAGAGATTTTCAGCTTTAACCCGGAGAGCGACGAGCCGGATTTTTCCGACTTTTGGATATATAAGCGCTTTTTTTCTCACACGGTCGAGAAAACTTTTACTAATATTGTTGAGGTTGAGACTCCGGACGGCGTAGTCCCTTACTCGGTTACTTCAATACATAGCACTTATAGAGATAACCCACACCTCCCGAGCTCCCTCGCAGCAACTTACGAGGATTTTAAAAGAACTTCGCCTTATTATTACGGCGTTTATACCTTGGGCCAATGGGGTAATAAAGAGGTCGGAAATAGATTTTATAANACNTTTACAATGGATTTTGTTAAGCCTTTGGAGTATAACGAGGCGCTCCCNCTNCATATCTCTTTAGACGAGAACGTAAACCCTTACCTTACTTTAACAATACACCAAGCGGAGCGAGTGGGCGAGGTTATGGAGGTCCGACAAATTGGCGAAATTTGCCTAAAAACCCCACGGAATACACTCCGGGCAACTTGCGACGAGTTTAAAAAAATGTTTAGGGGCCACACGGAAAGCCTTTTTATTTATGGGGATAGGACGAGTAAAAAACAAGACACCAAGCTCGAGAAAGGCGAGAATTTTTTTACGCTTGCGGTTAATTACCTTAAAGAATTTAACCCCGTTTTGAGGCTTCCGAATCGTAACCCGGGAGTTAAGAGCCGGGGCGAGTTTATTAACGAGATTTTTGCCGGAAACATTAAGGAGGCGAGTATTTTAATAGGGGACCAATGTAATAACACGGTCGCGGATTATCTTTATTTAAAAGAAGACGCGGACGGCTTAAAGTTTAAAGAAAAAACAACCGATAAGGCCACGAAAGTACGTTTTGAGAAATACGGCCACACCTCAGACGCTAACGACTACCTCCATTTAGAAATATTTAAACCATATTTCTCAAGGTTTATAAGGGGGGGAATAATTAAAAAACCTATATTTGGTAAACGTAACCCTTTAAAGCGTTATTAATGGCTTTTTTATTTAAAGCGGATTTAGTCCGGTATATTGACGAGGTTCAAATTAACCAACTAACAGACTCTAACGACACGATCGTAAGCGAGGCAATAGCGGACGCCGAGGAGCGTATTAATGAAATGATAGGCCAAAGAGTCGACACGGCGACGGAGTTCGCTAAGGTTGGAGCGGCTAGGCAAAGGTCTTTATTAAAGCACGCGATTAATTTAAGTATTTTCTATTTATTCGAGCGCCTTTATACTGACGTATTACCGGAGGGCCGAGTTAATGGCAAAGAAATGGCGGAGGCTTGGCTTGAGGACATTGCAAAGGGTAATATTTTAGTTAATTTAGCAAAAGTTGACGAGACAAAGCAAAAGGGTTGGCCTATCCGTTGGGGTTCTCAAACTAAAAAAGGTTCTCAAAATTACTAAAAAATGGGATTATTTGATTTTTTTAATAGAAAGGATTTAAAAAACGAGGCTAACGGCCCCGTTAAAAAGGCTAAGGAAATAGGCGACAAGGTTATTAAACAACAACTTTACAGATTTAACCAAGAGTTAAAAAATTGGAAACTAGGAGTTGATAACTTCGAGGACAATTTTAGCCCCACAACGGTCGAGCTTATCCGAGTTTATAACGATATTGTTATCGACGCGCACCTTAGCGCTGCAATGGAGGCGAGAATCTCAAAAACAACAAGTAAAGATTTTAAAATAATAGACGAGGACGGCGAGGAGTTAAAAGACGAAAGTATTTATTTTTCGGCTCCGTGGTTTAGGTCCTTTTTAAAGCAATCGCTCGAAAGTAAATTTTACGGTTATTCATTAATACAATTTAATGATTTAAAAGGCTATTGTTTCAAAAGTACGGAGGTATTCCCTCGAGAATATGTTTACGCTCAAAAGGGAGCGGTTAGGACGTCGCCATTTTCGACGGCTGACTTAATTAGTTATGAAGCTAGCCCCTACGACGCTTGGACCCTTGGAGTAGGTAGTCCCTCCGATATAGGCCTTTTAATGAAAGCGGCCCCTTTGGTAATATTCAAAAAGACGGCGCTCGGTTCTTGGACTGAGTTCGCGGAATTATTCGGCGCACCTTTTAGGCTTGGAAAAACTGACGTAAGAGACGAGGAGCTCCGGGATAATATGTATAATATGCTCGAGAATATGGGCCGAAATGCTTACGGGGTTTTCGATAAGGACGACGAGCTCGAGTTTATCCGAGATAATAAGACGGACGCCTTTAACGTATTTAACGAACTAATCGAGCGAACAAATAGCGAGCTGAGTAAGTTAATACTTGGGTCCACAATGACAATGGACGACGGGAGCAGCCGCTCGCAGAGTGAAGTCCACGAAAGGACAACCGGAGCGATAAACAAAGAGGACGCTTTTTTTATTGAAAGCGTAGTTAATGACGAGTTAATCCCATGGCTTAACAAATATCATAACTTTAATATTACGGGCCGGTGGGTTTTTGACGACACGGAAAACACGAGCAAGGCCGAGCAATTTAAAATTGATAGCGAGCTCGTAAAAATGGGCTTTAATGTTCCAAAGGAGTATTTTACGGAGACATATAGCACACCAATAAACGACAAAGAGGAGGAGCCGGAAACAACCCCGGAACCGGAACCAAAAGAGGACAACGACGCCGGCGACATTGAGAACGCCCTTAAAAAAAAAACGACTTTAGCGAACATTTACGACGCTTTTACCTCGGGGATTGACGGGCACGAGTGCACGAATGAACTCGATTACGAGGAGACACCTCCG